TCTTTCGCTTCCAACGCCGTTACCCGCGCTTCTGTTTCCTGCAACGCTGTGAAAATAGTTGCCAAATTTCCTTTATCAATCGTGCCTACAGACGGAGTAATCTTTTCGATCGTACCGGAGTAAGTAATCTTTACCTCTTTAATATTCGATGCAAATGAAGTATTACCTACGCGAATACTGACCTTATCGCCTAAATCCCAATCTGTTTTATACTGCATTCGGTCGACATCAATAATGTCAAGTTCATAACCGTCGGTCGCCGCTGAATCGGTTAGTTTTGCGGTTGCTTCATCCTCATTTATTTGCGCCGGAGTGCGCGGGTCTTCATCATCCTGCTCAGTAGATACGCCGGAGTCCAAAAATTGTTCGGTTCGCCCCCATTTGGTGACAGAAGCCGAATCCGTAACAACAGACATAAGCCGGTCAACGCCTTCGCCTTCACCGCCAGCAACGATGACATTTCCCGAAGGCGCGGTACGTTTGCGTTTCCAGCCTTTCAGATTGCCAAAATCGCGGCTAAAAATAACCGTAGTTGACTTATCTGAAGGCTCGTAAACTTGCGCTTCGGCGTTGCCGGTTGAGCCGTCCCAAACGATACGAACGCCTAAATCGGAGGTATTCGCAATGGCAATAATGAAATCCCACAATACTTCAAATCGCCCTTTGTAAGTTGCCGAATCGCCAAGATTAGATAAAGCGTCAATGACCAAATTTGGTACTTTACGGTCAGCATGAGCGCCTGATCCAGCGTGCTTATCAATATAAGTCAGAATCGCATTTCCGGCATGATCGGTTATGGTATGGAAATCCGCTGTTGTGAACGATAAATTGACAGGATCAGGATAAATTATTCGACGTTGTAGCATGCCGGTATCTTCCAGCCCTTCCACACTCCACGTAATTAACGCACTTTCGGGGTAGCTTTCGTCCGCCTCCTCTGTTATGTTCGTTATATAGCCGCTCAGTAGTACAACGCCGTTTCTGTAAACAATAATTCCTTCATTCTCGGAGAACGGACAAAGCGAAGAACCGCGCGAAGATAAAGACCATTTTCCAATTTCGTTGAAGCGCAAAACAGCCTCAAACGTTGTGTACTCTTCTATTAAAGTACCGCGCTTGCCTGCTGTTGTCCGTTTGTAAATTTCGTATTGTGCCATTATGCGCTCAAATAACGTTTCTGAAATGCAAAATTCACGGATGTATTCGCCGTTGTGTCGGTGTAAGTAATCTCGATCACATTCAATCCTGGATTAATTGGGAAAACCAGCGTAGACCCCAGAGCCATCGAGCTGGTAATATCTTCGTCCCCCTGCCCATACTGAGCCAAAATGATTGATCGCAATCTATCCCTGCAATCAATCGTTAACACTTCTTCGTCGGCCAGCTCAAACGCCGAATCCATCGCAAGTGTTTTGCCAGTTGTGACATTATAAAGACTGATGGTTTTCGCCGGCCCAACAATCGTAATGACCGGATAGCAAACTTGCCCCGTGTTGTTGATGTTCAAAACTGCGGTATTCGCACCGCCTTGTAAGTAGATATCTCCGAAATAAACATCGCCCAAATAAAGCCCATGCTGCTCAGTATCGGAGAAAATAAATTCGGTAAAATCCTCGTCATAGAAAAACGGATCAGAAGCATGAAAACGAAGAACAAATTTGTGGAATTTTGTATATTGTTCGACAATTTCATCAATCCCGCCAGCGTAAATACAATTAAGATATACGAAAGAGCCATCCGAACGCGATAATTTCAGTTTCCCCCATACTGAGCCCGTGCCGTACTCGAAAATTTTGTTGATCAGGTTATGAAAAACTGAATCACGCTGTGCTTCTGAGCCGCCTACAACTACCATGTTGATCGAAACATCCCGTGCATTGATTTTTACGCCGATGGTTGCGATGTGCCCGTCTGCTGATTCTTCGTCAATGTAAGTAACCAACGGAGCTTCAAATCCGGTTCGTCCCCAAAGTTCGATTAAGTCCTTTGTCGTTTCATAATTACAAAGACTGATTTCTTCGTTTTTGGAATTGATAAAACTGATTGCATTATGCGCCAAGGAACACCGCCTCGTTTACGGCCTGCTTTACTTCCGATCTTACAATATCTTTTATGTAAGATTCGCCGTAGTTATTCCCGTTTATGTTTACGATCAAAGTTCTATTGCGCGAATTTTCGCCAAACGCTTCATCGTTGGGGATGATCCAGCCTGAACGGCGCGGAGTGAACAATTCTGCACCTTGTTCGCCGACAACGTAAGTTTCTCCCGCCTTTACTGCGCCACCGTCAGCCTTCCAGCGGTCACTTGTTCCTTGACCTGGTGCAGCGCGATAATAATTTCCGCTGTTGAGCGCTTCCATCGCGGCAATCAAATTCCAGATTGCTATTGCCGCTGCATTTGCATCACTTGCCAACCCCGAACATTTCGCCGCGGATACTTCAACCGCTCCTTGGAATATGCCTGCTGGCTCAACGATATTTCGAAAAGCGTTCGTTAATTCGCCATTGATACGCTCGACGACGAACGCCATCTTTTCGTAAATATCCGATAAAACGCCGAATATTGCGCCAAGCGAGTTATAGATAGAATTTCCGCCGAGGTAGATTAGCTCATTGAAGGCCGTCAAACATCCGGTAAAATCGCCGTCTAAATAGGCTTGAAAGTCTTGTAGCGTTGTCGTCATTGTGCCGGATAAATACGTAGCGATGGAAGTCAGATAAAAGCTGATCCCTGACACATTGCCGAGCAGCGCGACCGTATAAACAAGCGAAATATTGAGTAAATCCAGTTGTGTTTTGAACTCAGTTATTGCTGTTGTCAAAGCAGAAAATCCGCCGGTCGCCCCTGCCGCCGCTGGTTGAGTCCCCGCTGCCGGTTGTGTTCCTGTTTCAACTGCCGGAGCTTCAACGCCGCCGCCGGTAATTGACGCTAAAATAGTCTGAATATTTGTCGCTGTTGTCTGAAACGCCGTTTCCATTTGTAGAAGTAACAATTTGACTGTGTCGTTTGAAGTGGTCAACCAACTTTTGATCGAAGTATGAATCGCCAGCATCATGTCAGGAACAATAGAATTGCCAACAAGTTCATTACTCAACCAATTAAATTTGCCTGTGACTGTTTGATTGAATGTATCAATAGAAGCCGTAGTTTCGCCATTATTTAATTTTGAAAATTCAGTGTTAATTCCCCCAACAACAGAACCTACACTTTTAAGAATAGTCCCTTCGGGAGAGAAAGTTTTAACCCACGGCTCGGTATTAGGAGAGGGCACCTCAATATCTTTGACTTTTTGAAGCCCAGTGCTCAAATTATTCTGAATCTTATTTGTCACAGGAGCCACATCTATATATTTAGATTGAACTTCTGTAGTCCCCATATCAAAACCGCCTGGAACACCTTGAAAATAGGTTTTGACAGAAGATTGAACTTTATTCCATAATTTAGTAATCCAAAGATCATCGTCTTTTGGGCGAATATCCATTGTAGGGACAAATTTTACATATGGTTGATAAATTGTAAAATCAGATTGTTTTGTAGATTTTTTTATAACTTTTGATTGAATCGGATCACCTTGCACCCAATCGGCAAATGCAGGATCGGAAGTATCCACGTCTGGAGTATTGAAACTTAGCTTTACACCTTTTAATGATTCACTGACTTTTTCACCCCATGATTTTATAACACCGGAAATGCCATCCTTCTCGAATGCGGCTTTTGTTTCGCTCAAAAAGTTTGTAACAGCTGTTTTTATTCCGAGAAAATCATTATCCCATGCAGATTTCACAATTAGAAATGCACCAGCGAGTAGCGCGATTTTACCCAGTAAGCCGCCACCGCCGATTAAAGATGTTATTATGCCTATTGGAGTCTTAAGCAGCAACATCGCAACACCGACTTTTCCTAACGTTCCGGCTAATTCAGGATTGTCCAAAACCCATTGACCAATTGCTTTCCCGACAGGTACGACTTCGTCTTTGATCCCTTTCAATGCTTTGCCAAATTTCGTAATGTTTTTTTGTGTATCTTCCGGAAACAGATTCAGCATATTGGTTTTTAAATTATCAAGTGCCGCAGTCCATCCCAAATCATTTAAATCTTTTCCGAATTGGGCGATAACATCTGTAGCCGGCTTAAACCATGTGGCGATTTTGTCGCCAATTTTCTTGAATCCGCCATCGCCCAATGTCTTTGCCAACCACTCCAAAACAGGCGAAAATGCCTTCGCGAACGAGTCACCCAACGGCTTAAACAAATCAACCTTCGCCCAATACCCGATGTCTTTTAGCGTGCTGGACATTCCGCGAAACGTCCCAGACATTTCCTTTACTGAGCCCGAATAATTTTCAGCGGCGTATCTTGACAAAGCCCCATAAAAGTCATCAGCAGTTACTTTGCCAGATTCCATTGCGGCATTAAAATCATCCGTGTTTTTGATAACTACGCCAGTTGATTCGCTCATTTTTGCAAATACATCATTCAGCTTATCCAGCCCAAAACGATTATTGGCAAATTGTCGTAAATCTTGTTGTGTAATTTTTCCAGTCGAACCAACTTGACCTATTGCAATCGATAAACCTGAAAATTCTGCTTCGGATAGTGATAAACCTGCGCCTAAATTAAGGAGTGCTTCAGTTGTCTTTTTCGCTGTTTCTATGCTTTGTCCCATAGACGCATTAAATTGAAACGCTCGCGTTACTGTTGCGTTCGTAAATGGGCTCTGTATGGACAGATCGCGGATGTAATCAGTCAATTTAGCGGTTTGCTTTGACGCTTGTTTTGACGCATCTGCATAGCTTAGCGTTCCATCAGATGCCTTCACCAGTTCGGTTGTAACCAAACTTTTTAAAGACGCTTCTAACTGCTGCGCATCGGCAACGGCATTAAATGAGGATTTGCCAAAGTTTATAACGCTATTGGTAACTGTTTTGATCCCTGATACAACTGCGCTGCCGACAGCCGTACCAATGGCAATATTTTTGATTGATCCCGAAAAGCCTTTGAGAGATTTTTCGGCGCTGTCAATTCCAGAGCTAAAACCGGAGGTATGTAATGTTAATTTTGCGGCAAGTGTCCCAACATTTGTTTCAGCCATTTTTTACCTCCATTTCGTCAAGTTTTTTAAATATTTTGTCATCCGGTTGTGCCTCAGTGGCGGGGCATAAGAAGCTCATAAACTTTTCCGGCTTGATTGCCTTTTTCCCCTTGCCGCGGTTCATGTTATAGATCAGTGACATAAAATAGGCTATCATTTGTTCCATACGATCAACCTGAAACGGTTCCCGTTTATAAAATGCTTGCCACTCTGTTATCTGCGCACTTGTCATTTCCCGCGTCATCGCGTCTACGTTCGCATAGCCGAGTTGAGCGGCCAGCCTCATCAGGAAAAGCCGCTCTGGATTCTCTTTTAGTTTTTTTCGGCGCTCTCAGTGTCGGATTCGGTGTCCGGCTTAAATCCCGAAATTTCCAGCACCTTCTCGCCGATTTTCTTCGTGATGGCCGAATTGCGCATTTTCAGCATTTCCAAGTGCTGCTTCTCGTCAAAGATCGGTTTTCCATCTTCATCCACGGCAGACATAATAATCATCTGCTCATAAAGTCCGTCGCCCGTTATCTTGTTCTTTTGCGCTCGTGCGGTAATAATCGTTCTTTGAGCGCCGGATAGGCTCCGAAGTCTCAGCGTTCCGCCCCATTCTGGAACATCAATTTCGGCATAAGTGAAATCGTCTTTCGCTAAGATTTCGTTTGCAGAGGTTATATAACCCATTTTGTTAGCTCCTTAGAGTGATTCGTCTGAAATGTCAATCACACCGCCGGTAAGGCGCAGCGTCACAGTTTCTTTGATTGCTTCGATTGATTGCGCGTCCGCGTCATTTTCAACAATGTTTTTCACGTAAGCGGCAAACTGCTTGCCTAATCCATTCGGGCGAATAATTTGGAAGTTCGCAACTTCTCCAGAAATTTTCATTGCCCGAATTTCATCTTGCGTGGTATTCGGATAAAGGGAGTTCATTTCGAATTCAAGTTCACCAGGATCAGTAATTCCGGCCATGATGTATTCTTTGGCAGTCGAACCATGATGAGTTACTTCTACTTCTTCCTGCTCTTCCTCGATTGCCGGAATTAAAGTTACTTCCGGAATTGTGGTAAAAACTTCGGGATTCTGTCCATCCCCGATTTTTAGCAAAGTCCCAAAATTTGATTTTGCGTTACTCATTTTCTAATTCCTCGCTTTCTATGCTTTTTGTTTCAAAAATAATTTCTGCGGATGGTCGCCGTTTTGGTTTCTTTTCGATAATTTCCGGTACCGGTTCCGGTATTGGTTCTGGAACGATTTCCGGCTTTGGCTCAGTATGAACAGGGGGCACATGTTTCGACCGCCTGAGATGAGCCTCATAAAATATTTTATTAGCAGTCTTGAAACTGCACTCTGGACATTTGTAAATAACCAATTTTCCTCCTATACTGAGCCCCCATTTTCGCTTTCGGGACTCACAATGATTATTCCGGCAAAACTCATAGAAATTCGCCGAGTATTGATACTTGCTTCAAGCTGATCTGAGACTATTTTTTCGACCAACGTAAATTCGAAATTTGACTGAACGATTCTTTGTCCGTTGAAAGTCAAAGAAATTGCGTCAGCCAACAAGTTTATTTTTTCCAGCGAGCCTAAGACATTGATTGACAATTCTGCCTTGATAATTCCACTTCTTCCGGAATGAGAAGAAATTTCAGCCTTGTTCGAATAGTCAAATTCAATAAGCGGTTTTTCGTTGATTTCCGCCGCGCGTTCAGGCGTGTAATTCATGAACCGATGAAAGATATCGGCATCCGCCACATTTGGGCAAGCCGTCTTGATTATTTGTCGTGTTGCGTCGTATATGTTCATGCGCGCCTTATGTAGGTTTCCGCTACGTCTGCCATGGCTTTTATGATTTCCGCCTTATTGTCGTCAATTGCCGGTTTCAAATATGGCCGCGCTGGAAGCGTTACTTTTTTAGCAAATATTTCTTTGCCATCTATAAAAAAATGGAGCAATTTGGCTTTTCTCGGTCGTATCGTGCCGCCAAATTCTTGAATTCTTGCATAGACTTTATTAACTTTCGCTTCCGCTTCTGCTCCATCGCTAAAACGTTGAGCTTCGACTGTTATGCTATTAGTCATGCCACCGGTCTGTTTTTCCGAGAATGTTTCATGAATATTCAGCACGGCATGATCTCGAATTTTTTCGGCTCCGACAATTACCATTTTTTCTGCGGCATCCGTGCGCATCGTTCGATCAATTTGTTTCAATCGCGAAATCAGACCTTCTTCACCGGATAAATCAACTTCTAAATATGTCGTGCTCATTTTGCACTAACCATGACTCGTTTCGCAGATATACCAATTGCTTCAGCCTTGACGACTTCATAGCGTTTCCCATCGAACTCCTGTCCGAATCGCTCAGTAATGAGGATTTCATCCAGCGGTTTGACTTCTACGCTCCACGGCAGTCGAATTGTCGCTTCAAAATCAACCGTTTCGACATATTCGCCTTGTGTCATCCCATTGCGATTTTGCAAGAATGTAGGTTCAAATCCGCATACCGTTTCAACCGCTGTACCGAAATTTTTATCTGTCTGATCGCCCGCGCTATTCATAATCCATGAAGAAAACGGATAGATCGTGCACTTATCCTGCATGGCCGCTTCCTGCGCGTTTCGCATAGCTAAAATTTCAGATTGATTCATCATCGCTGATTAATTCCTCTGGGTCTATGTCAAATCCAGCCATTGCGCGGTATTTATCCGCCATTTTCGTATACTGAGCAAACATTTGAGATCGTGAAAAATTACCTCCGTCAGCGTTGAAATCATAATTCCCAGATACAGCAGCCGCTTTTTCGTCCCAAATTTCAGCAGCGGCAGCGTACAAATCCCCGTCAAATTCGTCCAGCACTTCGCCTAAAACCGTGTCGGTATAAACTTCGCTGGTTGCCGATTCGGCGGTCAACCTGCGTAATTTGTTTATTTGTGCTGTCGTGTAACTCATAGATAGCTCTCTAATCTCTCTACGAATAAATCTGCATCAAACGGATTGCCGATAAAGCGTTTTTTCCATTCTTTTATAGGTTCATCACTGGCAGCGGCAATATCAACCCATTCATCAACACTGTGCTCAGCATTGAGGATATCCAGCGGATACATGAGATAATCTTTGTAATCGTCCCAGTGCTTTACAAATTCGAAGTTGTCAGCTCGATTTCCGCAACGTGGCGGGACCGCTTCATCCATCATTAATGTCGGCTTTCCCAACGCGACCGCCATGTAGGCGTAAGTTTGATGACCGACAATCAGATCAAATTCGCGCATTTGCATCGAAGCAACGTCCGTTGTCGCCTGATGCCAGGTTACAAAAGATTCCTGATCGTTGTATTGTTTTTGAAGCCCGTTATCCCGAATATTCCGGCAAAACCGCACCGTCATTTTTTTGCCTGACTCCTTGCAATACTGAGCCAATTTCTCGTAAGTCCTCAAGTTGATATCTTTATCAACTTCGTGCAAAAATCCGTTTCCGTTCGGATGAATCGGCGCAAACAAAATTTTATTTACTGGCGCGGACGGTTTGAACGGCAAGATTTCTGTCATAGCCCACCCCACCGCTTCAACTGAACAAGGGTAGCCGATTCGCTTCATCAGTTCTACGCCACCCTCGGCCTGAGTAAACATGCAAGTAACGTCATCTCGCGGAGTAACCGGTCCATCATATTGGACCATTGGTCTGGCTGCGTGCGGATACAAAAACACAGGTACTCGTTTTTCTTTTATCGTGTCGATCCATCCGCGCCGCCAGTCTGCGTCGCCCAGACCAAATCTTATTCCGTTCGAATGAATGAATCGCGATACTTGATATCCATGCTTGCGCAATGCGTTCTCGTATGCCGCTTCTTTGCCTTGATGACGAGCCAATGTATATATTTTCATTCTTCGTCTTCGTAAATGTTTTCTATCTTGCGCCGCGGTTTTCGGCTATACGAAACTTTTTTTTCAGGTTCGATAGCTTCCGACTTGGGCTCAGTATAGAGGGGGGCGGGTTCCGGCTCCTCCTTTTTTAGGGGAGGAGCTTCGACCAATTCACGAGGAGGAAAGTAAACTTTTCCGATTATTCGTCCCATAGTTTGCCTACTACAGAGAGGTGTTATAGCTTCCGGTTACGGCAGCGTGCAGGTAAATTCCAGCGCGCTTGTTTTCGTAGGCATCGGCCAAACCGTATTCACGGTAGAAGAATTTCCAGCCATCGCTGGTCTGATTTTCTTCCGGAGATACGACTTTATCAACTTTGTGCTTTGAATATTGCAAAATCGCATCTTTGTGGATGATCATGAAATTGATATCGTTTCCGGTCAGTTGATAACCGCCGATACCCTCGTTTTCGCTTGTGCCATCGCGCAAGTTGATTGCCGTGTTGAATCTTCGCTTTGGAACCTTGATGACCTGTGAAAAGCTCTCAAAAGCTGATTTGCTTTTGTAACTTTCGACATTCTGAATTAATTGATATCCGGTCGGATTGATAAACAGGATACGATTTTCAGGAACTTCGTCTTCGTCCATCTGCGTTTTTGCAACGCTCAGAGCTGCTAACCATGCGTCACCAGTTGTCAAAGCCGCTGGAGTTGCCGCGCTAATATCGTCCAAACCAGCGTACAAAGCAAAGCGGAACGCATCAATTTCTGGGGCTACTTTAGTCCGCAGAAATTCGGATGATAACTTGCCGAACGCAAGTCCAACGGTTTCTTCGTTGTCCATTGCGTCGACCGTAAAAGTACGACCGCGATCGTAGTTGAACGTCACGGTTTCAAATTCTAAAGTGACGTCTCCCGCGACATAGCCGGAAGCGCGGGAATAATCCGCCAGCCCGTCCATGCTGATTTTCGGGATAGAGATTTCATTCGCGTTAGTTCCAGCGCGAACCAGTGAAGAATCACCGTCAAGAACGGAACTAACAGATGCTTTTTGGTAAACTTCATCCAGCAGGTCGACATATTTCTTGAATAATGCAATTGAATTAGGCATTTTTTATTTCTCCTTTTATTTCGGGTCTAATCCCATAACCGCGCGAATTTTGTTATCGTTTAGTTTCGAAGTGTCGACTTCACCCATTGGCGACATGTCAACCGGCTTGTTCGGATTTTCGAAAATTCCTTCTTTGTCTTTTGTCAGCTCAGTAAAGATTTTTTCGATTCCTTTTCCAGTGTTTGCCGGATCAGACAGCGCGACTTTGATATCCGCAATCAGAGCATTTTTGGTGTAATCATTGACAAATTTCTTTTCACCAAACGTTGAAAGAATGTTGGCCGTCAGTGCTTCATCGGCTTTCGCTTTTTCGGCTTCGGCTTTTTCTGCGGCAATTTTCGCTTGTAAATCCTCGAACTGTTTCTTTAGCTCAGTAGAGGAGGAGGCCTGTTTTTTCAACTCCCCGATTTCTACTTCATACTGAGCCAAATTTTCTTTAGATTTCTGCGCTTCCGATTCAGCCGCCGCGATCTTGCTTTTCAACGCTTCAACATCTTTCCCGTGCTCTGCCATGATCTTGTCGATTGCTTCGTCCGTCAGCCCTTCGATTGATTTCAAAAATTCGCGTTTCATTTTTGTTACTCCTTGCTCGCTACGCTTTTTTACGATGGTTGCGTCATCTTTGCTTTAGTCCGATTACGCCCGACTTCGGCGAAATTAACAAAAAAAAGCGGGCAGAATTCATAAACAGAGTTATTCACTCTATTTACAAAATCCGCCCGCCAATTACTTAGCCTGAGGTGGTAAATCTATTCAGTTGTCTCTTTTATTATATCATATTTTATGCGTATATATTAATTTATTTCGACAAGTAAAAAGATAATTATTCAATAACTTTCCCAACTTTTTCAATTCCTAAATCTGTCAGTGTTCGAAGCGCCGGAGCACCGCCCCAGACAGGATTTTCTTTGATGTAGGCAAGCGAATCTAAACTAATCCGTCCTTCTTTCCACGCAGTGAAACGAGATAATCCCATCTTTGAAAGTTGTTCTTCTGGCGATAATTCCATAAACCATTCTTTGCCAGTTTGCCACTGAGGAACGTTGCCGCCGATCGTAATGGCGATAGTTGTACATTTTCCATTTGGGTGGTCGTCAAACTCTGATCCCACGCTGTATACCTGCCCATCAAGCATAAGACAGGCAAGACAAGCGGTAGGCTTATAGACACAACGCTTATATGCAGTCACAACGCCAGATTTACGATATTGCTCAGTAGTGGACAGCCGGTATGCGCGGTTGATTTCAGTGCGGGCAATCATAACGGAACGTTGATAACTCATTGTCATTGCCGCATTCATCATATCTTGCGCTATTTGCTTATAACCTTTACCGATTGCTAAACCGTTGGACAACGCTTTATTCAGCTCTACCAACGAATCAGAATAACTTGCCTTGAATAACCGATTCAAAGGCGAACCGTCTTTCAACATTCCTATTGACGCTTCAAATGCGGACGTATTTAGATGTGTCCATGAAGGTGAATCAACGTCATAACTTTTTAAGATCAGCTCGTTCGCCGATTCCAATCCGAGATTAATATTCTTAGTCTGGTTTTCGGTAATTATGTCAATAACTTTATTGTCGTACCAATCCAGCTCTTTTCGGAGCTGTTCACGCAAGGATAAATATCGTTTTGTCGTATGAATATACTGGTCATAAATTTCTAAGCCTTGCGCTTGCCGTTCCAGAATTTCCCGCGCTAATTCTTCCAGTTCTCCAATAAGTTCCGATTCTACTTTTACCCATGCGCGCGTAATATCGAAAAGCGCGGTCGATTCTCGATGATCCAGCTCTTTTCGATATTTGTAAACTATGCGAACAACTTCCGGTTCGTCAGACATTTAAACCCTGGGAATCCTCCATCATGGTTTTTTCCAATAGTGCTTTAGCCAAAGTGGCCTTTTTTTCTTTTATTTCGTCTACCCGTTTTTGTGCATCTTCCAGCGTTTCATCTGCCATAAGATACATTCGGATTTCCGCCGGTTCAACTGCACCCACGCTTTCCGCCTGCATATACTGAGCAAAAGTTTCGCTGGATGATTCAATCAATGAATATGACCAATCAAAACGAATATCATATTCAGACATCGGAGTCAGATTATAGAAATTTGCCAACACGTCACACGCATACATAAAATCGTGAACGCCGCGTTCCAACGAATCTCGGATTGCTTCAATCAACGCGTATGTGTCGTACATACTGGCTTTAATTTCCGTCGCCGTTGCGCCTCGGCTTTCCGGTTGCGTCAAAATTCCCTTCGAGGTTCCTATTTGCTTTTCCAGCAGTTCGAATAGGTTAACCATTCGGTTGTAATATGAAACATCCCTAATCGCCGGATCAAAAACACTCCAGAACGTTTGATTACCCTGTCCAAACGCGCCAGTGAAACCCTTAAACAATCCAGTTTTTGATAATTGATTAGTCGTTTTGTCAAATAAGCGATCATCCAACCCAACAAAGACTTCTTTGCGCTTGTACTCTTTTTCAACCTGCAATAAGCAGTCATTGATTTGACTGATAATTTCTGCGCATCCATAGGTAATCGGAACGCCATACATATCTTTTGTTTGTCGATTATCGATAGGGGATTTGATAAATGCGAATAGAATCTGATCAACGTTACCTATGCGAATCTCTTCCGGTATGTTTTCCCATTCAGAAACCGTATCCAACGAAACGCTTCCGCCTGTATCAATCATGGCTTTATTGCGAATGATATGCGTATTCCCCTCAAGTTGGTAATCCGTCCAGCGGTAATATCGCTTGTTATCCCTGAAAATTGAATCGGCTAAAATTGTTGCGCCGATGATCTTATCACCCTGCATTTTATTGATCGAAATGCGATCCTGCGCAACCACATCAAAATAAATCTTGCCATCCGAAACATACGGAATCAGCGCAATTCCGCCGGTTCCTAACATTCGGGAAGTTATTTTCCGGGACTTTATCCATAACCTTTGAAGTATTTCATCCAGTAGGTTAATGCGTTTAGTGGGCTCAGTATCGGAGGGGGCAATTACGGCAATTTGACTTTCGGCAGTCACAAAAGTACTCAGTTTATTCGCGAAAATTGCCGTAAAATTGACATTTTCGGTATTCTCATAAGACGTTGTAAACTCATAATTTTTTTGATATTCTGCTTCTTCCGTAACGGATTTGACCCCGAAGAAACTCAGAATCCATTCTCTAATACTTTTCCAAATATCACTCATAATTTCTCCTTATTTCCGCTACTCAGCAAAATATCCAATAAAATATTCGAAGCTGTATTCGAAGCTATCGAGGATATCGATGTTGCTCGTGCCATTATCCAGCCGTACATCTTCACCAATCTTTGTTTCATCCCAGACGGCATTTTGTAAACCATCGGATAAATCGCCACATTCGCCGCGAACCATAAAAAACCGATTTGCCGCCATCATCAGGTTTGTAGCCCGAATCCGGTCGATAATCGGATGCTTGATACTGTTAAAAATTGCATATTTTGTGCGTTTTTTGAAGGCATTGATAATAGTCTGCTCTGCGCTGTCGCAATAAACCGCGTCAATTTGTATCCCATAATTTGCTTCGATTCCTGCGCAAAAACAGATGAAGTAATTGATCAAATCTTCTGTATCCGTGTTTTTCGCCGCGAAACATTGCGCGCGTAAAGTATAAATTTTCCAATCGCGCGAAATTCCAGACGCGGTAAAAGCATGTTTCGAACCGTTTCCGCCAAAGTCAACGCCAATTTGGACTTTATGAAAATCCAGCTCACCTTTTTTGTTTCGCGGCAAATTTTTCTTGTCGATATAAAATTTTTCGGGATTATTCGCAAATTGCCGATAAATCAGCCCCTCGGCAACACACCGCTGACCTAAAATGTCACGCCGATACCAAACAGAATTTTTGTCATACTGAGCCATGATTTCGTTTCGCCGTTGCTCAGTAATGGAAAGGTTGTCTTCCAGTGTAAAATGCTGGTATTGATAGCCTGGTAAATTTTCTTCGCGGTATCGGTCAATATAATTGCTATAAATCGCGTGATTCGGATTACACGGGTTCAAATCCCATAAAGTTAACGGCTCAATCGCGGCAGCCTGTCGCCCCATTGCCACTTTAACAAAGCTGGTTCGGCTGTCAGAAGAATCATAATGTTCGTTGATTTCAGTCGCAATCCACAACCCGTAAGAGTTTCCTAAAATGCGCTTATAACTGTCTGATTTACCGCCACCTGCGAAAATAACGATTTTTTCGCCCGTTTGCGTTTTGATAAACAGCGCATCATTATCGCGATATTTGCCCCAATGACAACGGCCACGGAACAAATTTTCTAATCCGAAACCATTGCAAACGCCAATGTTTAGTTTTGCATTTCCAATAGTCGAACCAGTTGCTAAATGAATGCGGTCTGGGCACTGCTCTAAATAAGCTGCAGCGATAATACAATGATCAATTGTTTTGCCGCTTCTGATTGCGCCCTCGGCCACGGAAAAACGCGATTCTATGCCCTTCTCGATGTACTGCGCGTGTTTTAGTGATAGTTCAGCCCATGGAATCGTTACTTCTCGAATCATGCGCCGCGTTCCTTCGCTCGATTGATAAGATTGATAATCGGTTCCATGTCTTCAATCGATTCAGTATTGATTTCCAGTTTGTCATATCCCAAAATCTTTACAATCAGTTCCAATGCACGAATCTTATCAACAGCACGTATATTGCTCATATCGATATCACAGAAGCCTATTTTTTTCAGTTGGGATAAAATACCGTCCCGCGTCAAATCGTTCGTTTTTGAGGCATTAGAGCGCAATTCTGCAAGTCTATTAACCACCCATGGGTTTTTCATCAACTTGCTTGCGTTGACATCAACGGACGCCTTTTTCCAATCTTTGCTATTTGGGAATGCAGCCATAAAGGCTACTCGTTGCGTAGAGCCTTTTATGATTTCCTGCACGAAAATCTCATATCGGTCAATCGGAGGAGTATTCGCTGATCCCAAGTTATCTGCTCCTATTTTTCGTCAATTCCAGCAATAAAGCACAATATAAAAAGAACTGTCAGAATAATCAAAACGAATGAAATTAATCCGTAAATCATGCTTTTACGCTTTCAGAATCCAGATAAATTCCCATTGAGGTTTTGCACCAGAAATTCGCTCTGAAATCGAAAATCCGGCGCGAATCAGGTAATCTTCCCATTCGGACCGGTCCAGATGCCATTCAACCTGATGGGACCCATAATTCAAACGCCGATAACTATGCGAACCGTCCCCGAAGTCATATTCCAAATTGTGCGGAGCTTCAAAATAGCAGAATCCTTCATCAGATACCAAACTTCGAATCAGTTTTAAGTTTGGAAGTAGGTCCTCGAAATGTTCCGCAGTTCCCAAATTTATAACAACATCAAATTTTTTATTCGTTGCAAAATCGTCTAAAAATGCACGATGCAGTTCCGCTTTCGGGCAGTTTTTATGTGCCAAATTAAGCGCTTCCTGCGATGGATCAAGTCCATAAAATTTAGCATTGGGAAATTTGTCTGACAGATAGGCTAAAGTATGTCCGTTGCCACAACCAACATCAAAGATTGACTTGGGCTCAGTAGTGAGGCGCGCAATAGTTTGATAACACATTTCATTGCGTTCATCGCTTTTCCACTTATTCGGCTTTTTCTTGAAGCGGTCGTCATATTCTTTTATAATTTGGTCTTTGTTCACGCATCCTCCAGCAATTGTTCGTTCCCGTCATGTTTTGCGATCCAGAACGGCAAATATACTTTTTGACATTCATAACCATTCACGATATTCACTTCTTTCCCGCTTAGAAAAGTATCCCCCTTTTGGGCATAATGGAGTAAGCGCCCCATCGGCTCAAAGCGCACGGCCACGGATTCGGCGCAAACCCTCACATACTGAGCCCCCGTGTCAATAGTTGGCTTTTGCTCAGTATTGGAGGGGAGAGTGTATTCGAATGTCGGTTCAAACGGTTTATTATTCAGATCGCGTGTTTCAAAATGCAGGTGGGTTCCAGCCACACCAGCCGGAAATACATTCCCTGTATATCCCATTTCACCAACGACCATACCCGCGGGGACTTCAAACCCGACCGGAAAATTAGTCATCTGCGCCAAATGTGCATAAATGGAATATCCCCAACTATGCTTTAGTTTTAGATAATTGCCGTAGCCTTTAGCGTCTACTCCGTTCTTTTCAACAACACCGGCATCACAGGCGTAAATGTTCCGGTCGTCCGAATAAAAATCAATCCCTGGATTATATGCAATACCAGGATGATCATTTTTCCATTTCTCATGATCGGCATATGTATAAGTAATTTGATAATTTCCGCGAACTGGTTTATTCATGTCAGAATCCAATCAGATTACGAATAATAATGAATAATTGCCCGACAGCCAGAAGGAAAATCGCCCATGCTTTTGTGTCTATAGACGCTTTTTTCAGCGCCGCTTTTTCAGCCTCCCTAAGATGATTTTGGACGCATGTTTCCAAACGCCGATGGTCCTCCAGCAGCCCAGGTTTTCCATTTCCTAAAACGGCATGGTCTAATCTGGTTACTTTTTCCTCGATGATTGATAATTTCTTGTCGATTTGTCCAATCAAGCGTTCCAATTCGATCCTTTCCTCATCCATACGCGCCGCCGTTATTGATTAATTGTTTCTGACGTCTTCGGCAGCGCAAAAACCGCCGCTTCGATGGAACCATCAACAACCTTTTTTAGTTCTGGTGTGATTTCAATTTTCGATAATTCCAGGATTTCATAAATATATTTTTCTGCTTCTGTTTTGCGCTGGTCTTCTTCGATTGCGGAGATTTTGTATAATTGTTCAGATCGTTGAACTGCTTCTTTCGCCCAAACTATCACACGATCTATGATCTTCAAATAATAGTTTTCTGGCACGACAGAAATAAGCGCATCCACGATCTTATCCGCTGCATCTACGCCGTTTTCAGCCACATTCAGCGCGCCCGATATATCTACGCCTTTTTTATGCAAAAATGCAAATCCATAGCGCAAAAGTACAAATACTAACAACACAATTCCAACAATCAAAAAGACAATACCCCAGTTTTCCATTTTCCCTCCGAAAACAAAAAAAGGCGAAACTAACAATCACGCATCCGCGCGCAAAATGTTAGCTTCGCCAATTTCTCAGCCTGAAAGCTCTACTCTAAAATATATTTACTTTTTTTAATTATATCATATTCGCATAGTTTTAAGTTTGCCCAAACTAATTTCCCATTTTTAAATGTGAAAATCAGGTCGCCATAGCCTTGTTTGATTTTTTCTTTTGCCAAAAATAGAGATAGAAGTTCCTCATCTGTCAATTGCGTTAACAGTTCTTCGCGCTTGATTTTGATTTCTTCTTTTGGCTTTTTAACGTTCAAATTCGGGCTCAGTATAGAGGAAACTTTATTCTAATTATAGAACAATTGTGCAGAAATTTCAAAT